TGTGTTTACCAAGTTGCCAATCAAATGCACTGCTTCTTATACCACTATTGCTTAAAGTACCTTGGCTTGTCAAAACACCGTCATAATATACCTTAATACCGTTAGTTGTTGTTAAGGCATCAGTTGTAAAAGCAATATGATGCCAGTTGCCGTCATTATATCCACTTGCATTTATATCTACATTTTTTGCACTTGCAGAGCCGTCAAAAATTTGACATCTTATTCTTGTTGTTGGCGAATAAAGTTGTACTAAAAACTTATTTTGATTTGATGTCAACGCCATTGTACTTGTTGTATCTGTTGTTTTAAACCATACACTATAAGAAAATGCACTTGTAAAATTAATATTTGCATTATTATTGATTAATACAAAATCGTCTACTCCGTCAAATTGTATGCTGTGAGTATTAGAAAAAGACGAACCTACTTTAGCACCTTGTCCCCAAGAATTTGTGTTATTAACTGCACCTTGTCCGTATCCTATTGTATTTGCCATTTTATTTTATTTTTAAGGTACATCAGTTACTATGTCCCCACTTGTCATATTAGTCATCGTTCCGTTGTTTGAGCCACTTCCATTGTCAGTCAAAGTTGGAAAAGTATCGCCATCTCCGTTTCTCCACCAGCTTACTGGCGACAAACTCGTTAAATCGGCTGGGCTTCCACTATTGTAAATTGTGGCTACGTTAGAACTTTGGTCACTATTCCAAACGGCTACCTCATCAATATGCCCATTATAAAATTGATTATTGTCACCTCTTCTACCTATTTCAAAATCAACTGAATCATTATCTATTGTTCCACCAGCACCAGCATTTGTAGCTTCCAAGTTGCCATCTACATAGATTTTAAGGTTGCTGCCATCATTTATACCTACTATGTGATGCCAATTATTGTCACCAACATCTATTGTAGTAGATGTCACATTTACAAGACTATTGCTTTTAACTATAAAAAACCTCGCTCGTAACGTGCCCGAAACATCAACAACTACTAAAGCATAATTTCTACCCGAATGTAACGCGTCTTTTGATATAACAAAACCTGTATTACTCATTGATGTTTTAAGCCAAGCTGAAATAGTTAAATCGCCTGTGATTTGCAAACTTGTTGGATTTCCAAAGTCCACAAAATCGTCTACACCATCAAACTCCAAGCTTTTAGTATTGCTAAAACTTGCTACTGCACTTGCACTTGCTGCTAATATTCCGTGTATCGCTATCTGCATTACGTTGTTAAATCTCCTGTTATATACCACTCATCAGAAGCTATCTTAATCAAGCTACCCATACTATACTGAGCCGTTGTTTTTAATTTACCTCCAGCTGAGTTTACTGTTACACCACCAGCACCAGCAAACGTTACTTGACCAGCACCGTGCTGACTAAACAATATTTGTGTTCCAATAGAAAAAGCAACCGATGCATTTGTAGGAATAGTAACTGCTATTGCACTTGCATTATCAAACTGAATAAATTTATTTGCATCTGCTAAAGTTAAGGTATGCGATGTAGTAGATATTGTACGAGGTGTTATTAAATTAACAGGCGTTGTTATTTCCTCGCCAGTAATGTACTTGGAATTAAAGCCACCAGCACCGTCACTTTCTGCAATCACAAACCTATCCGTGTTTGCGATGTTAGCACCTTTTGCCGTTAAATCACTTATTTTTATTTCTGCCATAGTATTTAGTTAAGAAAGCTTTTAACTTCTTTACGTTCTTTTCTTTCGGTTTGTACTTTATATTACCCATTTTATTTTATATTACCCAACCGCTAAAATCATTATATGTATTCGGATACATATCACTACCACTATTAGAAGTGTATTCTGGAAACAAAGAATTATTTTGGCATATATAGTCTATAAACCTTTCTTTATAGTGTTGGTACGTTTTTCTTTCGCGTTCTATCATATAGTCTACTTCTTCTTTACTTACCGTTTCTGCGTTTTCACTTCCGTGTTTGTATATGCCTTTGTTGCCTATAGTATAAGCCAAATAAGGCAAAGCTTCTAACATAGCTGCGTGAATCAAACAAGGCTTTATATATGTAGTAAGAAGTGACAAGTAAGGTTCTGCAAGTGTGCCAGCAACTATATCGGCTTGTATTTTTTCAAGTAAGTCAGTACCTAACATACCTTGTATATGTATGTCTTGTGCAATAGAAACGAACTGCACAAATTTATCTGCGTCTACGTTGCCGTTTAGTGCCGTAAATCTTTTTATGTCTGTATTTGTAACTAATAGTGCTTTTGCCATTATTGCCAGTATTTTCGTGTTTTTGGGTTATTAGGTGAATAGCCTTTAGTTCGTGTTTGTGTAGGTGGTGTACTTACTAACTTTGGGTTTCTAATTACATAACCATACTTTTCGGCTTTACGTACTGCAACGCGATTTGCCAAAGGTGAACGAACATCAATACCTGTGCCTTCAAAGCTTACATACACTTGTTTATTCCAGCGATGATTACAGTTCGGGCCGCCGTGGTGTAACCATATACTATAAAAGTCACTACCAAATTCACCAAAGCCTGGATTTACAGGTTTGCTTTCCATAGCTATAATATCTTCTTTACGGTAAATTTTATTGGCTTTCATCATATTTTCGCAAAACGGTCTTGCCTTACCACTTTTGCCACCTGTCTTACCAGCGTAAACATATCGTGTAATAAACTTTAGACCGTCTATTATTTCGTCTTGTTCACTTTTTGCGTTAGGTCTTGCCGTACCACTACTTACAAGGTTTACTAACTTGTCTTTAAAACTTAATTTCGTTTTTATATCGCTTGAAAGTAAAGTGTTTTCGTCTTCGTCAGTATCGTAGTCAACTTCAAATTCATCAATAAGCAACCAATCTTCTTTTGGTGTTTCGCCTAATTCAATTAGTTCTTTACCAACATATTCACCACTTAATTCTAAACCTGTTTCTTCTTGTACTTGTTCTTCTGTAGCTGCGTTTTCTAAATCGGTAAATTCTAAAGGTTTTAACGTTCTAAAAAACAAATTAAGGCTTACACCATTAAAAGCTAAAATATGTTCGAAGGCATCAAGTAAAAGTTCTTGAAACGGTAAAATACAAAGGTTGTTAAATAAAACAAAACTGTCTTTTAATTCGTCACTATTTGAACTAAAGCCATTTGAACTTGCAATACCAAATAATAAAGGTGAAGTAACATTGTGCGATAACATTATTTTTCTTAAACATTCTTCACTTAAAGTTGAGTAGAGGTCTGGCGCGTCCGTCACGGGCATCGCGTCAACTGTTGTGCGACTTTCGGCATTGTTGTTAAAGGCCACAATTAACTTTTCACCATAAGTACCTGTAAGTTGATTTAGTACTTTAGACTTTATCATATGTTGTTGTTCTTCACTTGGCACACCGTTGTTAAAATTAACTACCGTTCTACCACTAAAGCCGTTGTTTACTTCGTTAATTAAATAAGCACTTACGTCTTCTTCTAATTGTGCATAAGGCAAACCACCATAGTAGTCAACTAAACTATAATATTTTTGACCTACACTATAAGGTTTTATGAAATAAATTTCTATAGCTTCATTAGAACAACCGAAAGCTGGTATTCTTTTAGGTTTAAACTTTTTAGTGTCTTGCCAATTATCACAATAGTAGTAGCCTTCTATTTTGCCGTCTTCATTACATTTTTCTGCACGTAACAACTGAACAGGTACGTGATGAACTTGTGCAATTTTTTTTCTGTCTTTTGTGTATATGACCTGAACGGCACATTGTCCTAACATCTTTAAGTCACAGGCTAACTTACGAACGCAGTCATTATGAAACAAAGCTTTCATTTGTGCGTATTCTGACGGCTTTCTTGATGCGTCTGTAGCACTTAAGCCTTTACCGTATATTAAACGGCTTACGTTGTTTATAATTGCGTTATTCGTTGTACTATTCGTGTATCTGTCTATTAAGAATTGGTAGAAATCGTTTTTTTCTCCAAATTCTACCCAATCTTCACGCGTTGCTTCCTTTATAACAGGTGCTTCGTAGTGGCTTAATTCTAATAAGTGTATATTATTACTCATAAATAATAAATTCGTTGTTTGACGCTTGACTAACAAATTCGCCATTGTTTATAGAATACGTTGCAACAGGTTGATTAGTGCAAAATATTCTGTCTTTGTGTACTATGTCAGTTCCGTTTTTTAGTTCAAGTTTGTAGAAGTGGTTTTGTTTAATATCAAAAGTAGCACTTATAGTATCTACATAGTCGCCTTGTGTACTTGAAGCTATTGTTACGGTTGTTGTAGTATTCGTGTTTTCGTCAGTTATATACAGAGAATCGTAAACTTGGCTTCGTGGTATGAAGCTAAAAGTTTGTTCACTTACTGATTCTTGTAGTATTATCATATATATATAACTTAAAAAGTGTGAATCTGTTTTTATTTTAAATAGAAAAGGCGCTCCGAAAAGCGCCAAATCATTATGAAAGGAATATAAAAAAGATTCTTAAGAAGTAACAATTACCGCGTCAGTACCTCCAGAATCAGCAAATGCAGTTGCAAGTGCAGCTTCAGTAGATACGTCGATAAAGTTAGCTGGTAATTCTTCTTGTGCCGTAAACGTCAACGAATAACCGTTGAAGTCACCTAATGCAGCGCCTGTTGAAATTTCTCCAGCACTTACGTCAGCACCTTGGTCAAGTCCCATTAAGAAAAATTGGTCAGTCATAGTTCTAACAATAATTCTTGGTCTACCATAAGCCAATAACTTTACGTTTTTGTGTGTAGCAAAATCTTGTCTTTTAAGGTTAGCTACTAAAGTTTGTTCGAAGAATGTAGTACCATTGTCACGACTTGAATTGATTGCAGTAGTGAAACTATTTGCAGTAGACTTTAATTCATACTTGTAAATTGATAAAGCCGAAGCTGGTTGCCACGTATCAATAACATCTGTATTTGTTGCGTCATAAACTACATTGTCACTATCTAAATCGTCATAATTAATGAAATAGATTGCCTTTAAACCACTAACCGAATCTTTGCATTGTTCAATTCTACCATTTGTAATATCACAAGACATATTTTAAAGTTTTATGAACAAAAAAAGGAGAAGGCATTTTACCTCCTCCTTACTTCGTTCTGGTTAATATTATGAATAAAGAACTACGTCAGCACCTACTCCGATTTGCGCACCAGCAGCAAGACGCATAATAACTCTTACGTTGTCTGAACCGTCATATTGAGATACGTCAATCACTCTCGCTTCTTGGTGGTCACTTAATAGTGAAGTACCAAAGTACAAGTTAGAAGCTTGTGCAGCCATAGCCGTATTAGCAGCAAGACCTTCAGCTAAGAATAGTGGAATACCGTCAAAAGACAAAGCAGCACCTTTACCGTACCACATAGTTCCTTGGTTGTTTACACCGTTTGCACCTATGTCAGTAGCAAAACCACCTAATGCACGAACATAAGCAGCCATAATGTTTCTTGATACATAAATTTTAGTATCTTCTTTAGCGTAGATATTCGTGTTTGCATTAACGGAATCAATAATTTTACCTAATTCGTCAATTACGTTAGACGCAGTAACAGTTGTTCCAGTTACGTCGTTTACAGTTGCGTCAGCAGTTGCTAAAGTAACAAGTCCGTCAAACTGTCCAGCAGTTGCGTCTACACCTCTCCATAAAGAAATTTCTATTTCTTGTGCAACTTTAGAAGCAGCATAAGCTAAAAGATAATCTTCAAAAGATTTTGGTAACTCGTCAAAAGATGAAAAACCCATTTCAGCAGCTTGCCAATTTGAGTGAAATTGAGATTTACACAATTGCATATTAACTTGAAAGTCTTCTACAGAAAGAACTTTTTCAGTTAATGTAACGGTAGAACCGTCAGTTTGAAAATCACAAGTTGCGTTAGCTAATAAAGCACTTGTGTCAAGGTTTTGTAAAACCTCTTTAAATTTGATGTTTGGCATTACAGTAACTCCACCTTGGTCAATTGTAGGTGCAGATAAAAGTGCCGCGCTAATGTACTTGCCAGCAAATTCGCCTGCATAAGTACTTCCAGTAATAGTTGGTTCTGGCATAATTAAAAAATATTAGTTATTAAAAAATTTATTTACTTGTTTATTCTTGCTAAAACTTTGTCCATAATATTTCTTGGTCTGTTTTTAGCAAAGTTATATTTGTCTTTGTTTTCTTTGTTTTCTGGGTTGTAAGAAATAGGCTTTGCAGCTGGTTCTGCACTTGAAAGTTCTACTTCAGCAACTTCTTCTAATACTTCAGTAGTTGTTACTTCTTCGTTTGTAGCTTCTACAGTAGTTTCTTCATTCGTGTTTTCGTCACTACTTAAGGTTTCAAGTTTAGCTTTTAATTCTGCATTTTCTTTTTTCAAGTTTTCTATTTCAGTAAAGAAAGTTTCTTTTACAATACTTTCAACCGTCTTTTTGATTGGTCTTGATTCTTCTGCCATTTCTTCTTCTTTTTCTTCGTAGTCTTTTTTAGCTTCTTCTTCAACAACTTCTTCTTCTACTTCTTCTTCTTTAGCTTTGATTTCAGAAATTAAACCTTCTTCAGTAACTACTAAAACTTCTTCGCCACCTTCCATTACGTACTCGCCTACAGGTAGTGGTATCATTTGTTCGTCTTCTGTTACAATCATTACTTCAGCACCAGCTTCGAATGCGTCTGCTTCTATAACGGTAACACCGTCTTCTAATTTACGTTGTTCAAGTTTTACTTCCATTCCAAGAAGTTCTTTTACTTTGTTGAGTATAGCTTTATTATTCATAATTTATTTATTATTCGTGTTTATTTTATGCTTTTAATTGAACTTGCCATATTTTGTATATTGTCGTCTATTTGACTACCTATATCTAATATTTCAAAAAATTCTTTAGAAGCTGGACTATTCTTTACATCTAAACCTAGTTCTTTCGCTGCCTTTTCGTATTTATCCATAAGTCCGTTTGCACGTTTTTCTAAATTAGCTGCAAACTTTTTATTATTCATCCAGAATTGTGCTTTGTCTTTAATTTGTGCAACTGCTTTTTGAACGGCTGCGTCAGACTTATTACTATCTGCTAAAAACTTTTGGCTTTCTTTTTTCAGTTTACTTATGTCATCTATAATACCAAGTTCAACTTTTTGTGAAGCTAACTCCGTCTTTTTATCGCTTTCTGCGATTTTGTTAATTACGTTTTTAAGAATATTCATATCTATATAACTTTATTTTAAATTGTTTGTTGCATTTTCGTGTTTATGTAGAGGCTAAACAAGTGTCACAATCGGCATACAAGTCTACACTTTGAAGTAATAAACCAGCACCGCCACCTTCACTTAAAACAGTATAACAACCGTTGTGGTGACTATTAGAAAAACTTAAATAATAGACGTTGTTTACTACTAAACTACTACCGTCTATATGTACGTGGTGAGTATGTCCGTTGTCGCATCGTTCTACTAAATACCTATTTGCACTTTCTGGTATTACACGACCTGTTGTTGAACCATAACCTTGCGCCCATATAGAACCGTCACAACACTTTGTTGAATATGTTCCGTCTTTACATAGGCAAGCACGATTGCCACCAAGTACACCTGTTTTACTTGTTTTCAATTTGCTTTAGTTTTGATTCTGCCCAAGTTTTAGCACTTTTACCGCCCCACAATAAGTAACTAATATAACCGCAAGATTCTTTGTCACCTTGTTCGTAGTATACTTCTGCACGGCTTAAATAACTGTACATTCGTTTTATTGTCTTTTCACTTACAGGTTCACCGTTAGCAAGTTGTTGCGCACGAACTTTACCTACTTGTGTTGCACACTTATTGCCTACGGCTTCGTTTAGTTTTATACCACGTTTGGCGTTGTTTCTTACGGCTTCTGGATAGTCACTATAAGATTCAAGTTTTTCTTCGCTTATGATTTCTTTTAGTTCTTCAATAGTAAGTTGTCTTTCGTATTCTTCTATTGTTTGGCTACTCATATCAAGTTTGTCTGCAAAATAGCCTTCAATACTAAAGCCTTTTACTTCGCCATTTTTCGCCTTTTCGTAGATTTCTTCGTTGTCTACTTTCATACTAACCGCCCAAGTGCCTACAGGTAAATTTAAACCATATAGTGCAGACTTGTCTTGTTTCGTGTTTTCGACAATCCAGCTTTCAACTATAGTCATACCTTCGATTGGTTGTTTATGTTCGTAGGTTGCGTTTTTGTGGTTGCTACGTTTAAAGAAAAGTTCTGATGCTTTGCGTACCGTATCTTTAGAAAAGTAAATGTAGTATTCGTCGCCTTTGTCGTTACGTCTATAAATACTTTTGTCAGGTATTAAAGCAGCACCCATAAGAATACGTTTTTCTTTGTTTACTTCTTTAAGTTGTAATTCGTGTTTATTTAGTGCAACAAAGTTTTCTTCTATTGCTGGTGTTTCAACGACGCTTATAGCTTCTATGCCACTTGTTTCGTCATTTTCGTCAATTACAAGTTCTACAATTCTCATATATATATAACTTTAGTTTGTTTATAGTGTTGCATTTGTTACACGGTTTCTGTCAAGTGCCTGTGCAGAAGTTACTTCACCACTTACTACATAAGCTTGCATTGGTTGTTGTTGAAGTTGTGCTAATTGGTTTATACCAGCATCACCTACTACGTTAAAACTTGGTGCAACTGTTTCGCCACCTGTTAGGTCTGGTGCGCCTGTATCACCACCACCACCTACACTACCACCTTCAAACTTTTGTGAACTAATTTTAGCCACGTTTGCTAATCCTGAAGCTATTGCTAAACCAGCTGCAATAAAAGGTTGTGCTGGAAACAATACCGATTTAGGATTGGCAGCAGCACTTGCAAAAATTGCGTTAGCACCTTGGTACGTAGATATAACCGCCTGTGCTATATTTGCTGCCTTCTGAACTTGAAAAGCACGTCTTGCTTGTTTTTCACCTTTTTTACCAAACAATTCTGTTATGTCGCTAATAGTTTGCAAACCACTTAAAGTAGAATTAATTGCAAAGTCTTGTAATTTTTGCCTTCTTGCTTTTTCGTCATCAAATGCCTTTTTTTGCACTTGACCTAACATACTATATTTGTTTATTTCTACTTTTACTTCTTCGTCTGCTATCGCTTGTAATACAGGTAATTTATTTTCATTAAAAAAGTCTATTTCTTCTTGTAACGCTTTTTCAAATGCTTCTTGTGCGTCTTTTTGACGTTTTTCCTCATCTTGTTTTGCATTATCTCTTTGTTGCTTATAAAATTCACGTTGCTCCTTTAAAATGTCATTATAGGCTATTTGTCGTTCAGTAACTAAATTTTGATACAACGAAACAAGAAAACCACCAGTTCTTTTTTCAAGTTCAAGTCTTTGCTTGGCTTCGTCTAATTCTTGTTTTAGTCTTTGTTTTCTTAACCTTATAGTATTTTTACCTTGACTTTCTAATAACCTTATTGACCTGTCAAAGGCAACTTCTTCGGCTTTAGATGTTTCTTGTATTTGTTTTAATCTTTCTTTATATGCTTCTTCGTATGCTTTTCTTTCTGCTGCTATTCGTTTTTGTTGTGCTGCTGCACGTTCTTTACGCGCCTTTTCTTCGTCACTTTCTAAAACACCAACCGCTTGTAAACCTTGTTTAACTAATTTAAAAGCTTCTATAACCGCAGTAATAGGCAATAGAATAATTTTCATTGCAGCACCTAACTTGTCAAAACCTTTAACTGCATTACCTACAAATTTGCTAACCTTGTCAAAGTTGGCAATCAACAAACCTAAACCTACTACAATAGCACCTATACCTGTACTAATTAAAGCTACTCTAAATACTTTTAATGCGCCAGAAGTACCACCAACAACAGTTGAGAATAAAGCCTGTGCGCCACTTGCTAATTTAGTGCCTATAGAAAGTTCTTTATACGCATCAGTTAAACCTTGAACACCTTGTTGAATAGCTAAAGCACTTTGAACTTTTAGTAGTGATTCATTTAAGGCTTCGTTTTCTTGACCAAATAAAGCTATCGCACCTTGTGTTGCTGCAAAACCACTTGTAGCCGCATTTAAAGCACTACCAAGTTTCTGTGTCATAGTAGTTGCTGCACCGTCAACCGCTAAATCGGTTTGAATCTGTACCTTTCTATATTCGCCAACTTTTGTTAAAAGTTCTTGGTATTCTTTAGAAGTAGTGTCACCAGCTAAAGCCAATTCATAAAGACGGTCTTCGGCTTCACCTAATCTTGTTGTTAAAGGTTGTAAGTCACCATATACTTCTTCAAATGTACTATTTACATTCTTTGCACTTTTAGCCGTTTCGTCTAACGCATCATTAAACGTATTGAAGTCTTTTGTTGCTTCGTCTGCGTTATTCTTTATGTTTATGTCTATAGTTCTTTTTTCAGCCATTTTAGTTGTTCTTTATTTCGTTTTTTCAACAGGTTCATTCTTTTCTTTTGCTTATATATTTCTTTTATTCCTGTTTCATAATTATAAAGACCTTTAGCTATATGAACATTGTAGCTACCTTCGTAGAATTCGTCTATTTGTAGTAAGTCTATTATGTGCTTTATCATTACGGTTGTTGTTGTATGTATATTTGGTTAGTGGCTTGTGTGCCGTTAGTAAACGTATATTCTACGTTTAAAGTAATTAGTTCAACAGTACCGCCTTCAGTTCTTATTCTATTCGTGTTTTCGGTGTTTATGTAGTCAACGTCGTCTTCAGTTTTTAGTACGGTTATACTGGGATTGTCTGGTATACAAACTTCTACTGTGCCTTCACTTGTTAAAGTGCTTGGTGTTATTGTTACACTACTTGTTGTAGTAGTTACCGTTGCACTTGCTACGTTATTTGGAAACAATATTCTAACGTCTAAACATTGTGCGTTTTCATCAGGTATAATTACTTCAGGTTGGTCTGTGCCACTATCCGACAGAACGGCTCTAAAGTCATTTATCAATATTAAGTCTACATCACCATTATTAAGGTTAGACTTCATTGATTCTATAATGTATCTTTTGTCGCGAATAATTACACGGTCATTTAACCTTAAGTTAGTTAGTAGGCTTACAGGTAAATTCGTCTTTACGGTGTACCTTCTATTTTTAAGTTTAAATAGGTTGCTTAAATAACCAAAGTAATAAGTTGCAAATAAAGTGTTTTGTTCTACTTGACCTGTTAGTGTGCTTATTTCTGCGTTAAAGTTTAGTGCATAATTCTCCGTGTTTACCTTGACATCTTGACCAAAAGGCATATACTCCGTTAAAGTAGAATAAGACGTGCCGTCATAAAACTTGAAGCTTACACTTGTTTCATCATACATATACAATAACATAGGCTTCGGTGTGTAGGTATTTAGGTCTTTGTCTACAGTAAAGCCTACTTGTAAATCAGTACCTGTAAACCTATTCATTTGCATATTTTCAAAAGGTTGTTCTATTTTATACTCGCCACCGTCATAATCAAAAGCTATTTGTGCATCGCCATATTCACGACCGAATAATTCTCTAAACTGGTTGTTTAATATGTTTTCACTTTGTTCGTATTTTAAAACGATGTTATTAAATAGCTTAAGTCTTTCTACATTTATACTTTTTATGTCCGTGTATTTGGTGATGTCTACAATAGCACCTTTTAAATACCAATCATCTAACGGCTCAACTTGAAACACATCTTGTTCTAACGGATAGCACGTTAAATTAAATTCTTTT